ATCTGAAGGAACTTCGGGACAGTTTGCGTTAATCTTTGGAACTCAAGGTTCTGGAGTATCTAATCCTCAAGAGAGACTAAGGATCAACAATGCTGGTAATGCTACGTTCTCTGGTACAGTTACAGCAAACTCTGATGAAAAACTTAAGGAGAACATTGTTGGTATTAGTAATGCACTTAGCAAAGTTCTTGATCTCAGAGGTGTATACTTTAACCGTATTGGTCAAACTGAACGTGAGATTGGGGTTATTGCACAAGAGGTTGAGAAGGTTCTACCAGAACTGGTCTATGAAGGTTCTGATGGCACTAAATCTGTTGCATACCAGAATATGGTTGCGGTTCTGATTGAAGCTATTAAGGAGCAACAGCAGCAAATCAACGAACTCAAAGAACGACTGGACAATCTTTGAACTGGTCGGGGGGGGTTGACAACCCCCCTTTTTTATGGTGTATAATACTTGAGTAGTTCACAAGCATACTATTCATGGCTCTGGTCAACATTTATATTGACACTCTTAAGAGCGGCGTTAATTCATTTAATTGTGGTCAAACTCAATTTAGTTATGAACAACGCCATAAAGACAGTGACTATGGTAAAGCAAAGCAAACTCTTGCTCAAACCAAGGATGCATATGTTCAATGTGGATGGTGGGAAAAGGTATCAACACGTAATGATGGTAAAGACCGTGGTCATGATAAAATAATCCATTCTTTTTTTGATACTCTTCCTGGAATCAAAAGGATTGGCGGTCCTAATAGTGAGACCTTTGAGTTTGATCCTAAACTTTATACTCTTGATATGATTGTTCAGATTGTTCAAGAAAAATTCTTCTCTAATAAAGTACAAAAGTATGAAATATTTAACCCATTTCCTTTTCAGAATGAATTTTTGAAAAAAATTTCCAATGCATGGAAGCAAAAGAAATATCTAGAGTTTCTTCTTTTTGGTAAATGTCGTGCTGGCAAATCAGTGATGGTTTTAAAGCACATTGTAGATAGTAATTATAAACTTTCGGTAATTTGTTCGCGTCAAAAGTCTCCTGAGGAATCTTGGAAGAAAGATTCTAAGCGGTTCTTTCCTACAATCAAGTATATTTCTGTTAAAGATCCTTCTTGGGAAGTTCAACTTGAATATTGGATGAAGCGCGATGTTAATATTGTTCTTTGGGGAACAGTTCAAAGTATTATTAAGCGTCTTGATAAGATTTCTAATGTTGATTTTCTTGCTTTTGATGAGTGTCATGTTGGTGGAACCGCTTCTCAATTTATAAAGGTTCGTGATACACTTAATACTCGTACTTGTTACATCTCTGGTACTGCTCATAAAGTTTCTTGGATGTTCCCTGAAGATGACCAGAAGTTTGTTTATACTTATTTTGATGAACAACTTGATAGTCAAAAAGGAGTATTTGAACGTCCACGTCCTAAAATGAATGTTGCTTTTGCAAAATATCAAACTTCTGCATATAAAGAATTGTTTGGTGATGATCCTGATGCGATGAAAAATATCTTTACCATGAAAGATGATAAGTTCCTTTATGAGTCTCTTGTTCGTGAGTTTATTCATAATTATTTTGGTCCTCAACGTGAGATTCGCATTGGAGAACGTCTTTTTAAAGGAACCTATCATATGATGGCAATGCCTAATGTTAAAGCATGTCACGCTTTCCAAGAATTGGTAAATTGTTATTACCCCGCTCTGGTTGTTACATCCGATACTACAAATGGACCAGATGATATCAATCGTTTTTTGAAAGAACATTCTAAAGCATTAATTCTTACACAATCTGCAAATGTTCTTGGTTTAACCGCGAAAAAAATTGATACTGTTATTAATTGTCGTGGAGGAGATTCAATTGAGTTCTGGACTCAGTTTGCCTTTCGTGGTGGTTCTGGTGACCATGATTGGTGGGTAATTGATTTTGATGCTCAACGCTGTCTTCGTGTAATTCATGAGGCTTTTCAACTTGCATGTGACAATAATCCAACTCTTTCACAATATAATGTGGTTGATTTTACTAATATTCATGAATGGAACAATGGATTTCAACTGCTTTCCAAAGAGATGCTTCAAGATGCCCTCTCTGCAGACACTGAAGTAACTATTTCTACTATTACTAGCATCCTGGAATCTTTGGATTTTACTAAACTTAATGATTTTAATTTGAAGATTAAGTCTGCTATTACTACTATGATGAAGGAATCGCAACTCAATGATCAAGGTGCTAATAACAAGAGTTGTATTGTTCGGGAGATTGAACGGGTAAAAAAGATTGATGATTTTGATGAGTTGAAGAAACAAACCGTCAAGGCATTACTTGAGTCTATTCCTTTGACTATTTTCTACATTATCCGTAATGGACAAAACGTGTATTCAATTAATGATGTGATTGGTTCTGAAATTTATCCTTTTGTTACTGGTGATTATGAAGGTATTTTAGAAGAAGTCGTTCGCCAAAATTCGCATATTGTTCAAACTCTTACTCGTCGTATTGGTGTTGTTTCTAATATCATTCAAACAAATATGAGGGATTCTGTATCCAATACAATTAATGAATTTTCAGTATCTTCACAAACTCAAAAGCATATCCCCACAAATCTTTTGGATTCTATGATTGATGACTGTAAGGATTTGTCTCAAACTTATATGTTTGGTGATCCCAGCGGATCTCATACTGCTCGACTTCTTGAGCGTGGAATTGATTCTCAGGATCTTACTGTTTGGGAGAGTTGCGATAGTCATCGAAATCGTGTAAAATATATTGATAATCGTGTAAAAGTGGTTGATTCTCATCCGAATATGAAATTTACTACTATTCTTGCTAATCCCCCATATAATGATCCTACCGCTAAGGCAAAGAACAATAAACTTTGGCCTAAAATTGTTAAACAACACCTTGAGTTGCTTGCTCCTGGTGGAGATCTGTGTGAGGTAACTCCTGCTTCTGTTCTTGGCATCACTGGAGAGTTTAAAAAGTTTCTTAAACTCTTCTCTACGGTTTATAATCTCAAACTGATTGATTATACTGCAGATGATTATTTTACTGAAAAAGTAACTATTTGTCGTTGGCACCTTGTTAATGAATCTTATCAGGGTAAAACCACTGTAATCACTAAAGAAGGTACGTTTGAATGGGATCTTCGTGATGGTGTTCCTGTATTTGGTGATGCTGTTTTGAAGCAGTCTATTCTGTTAAAGATTGCTAATTCAAATCATCCTCGGATTCCTCTTAAAATTGGACAAGAGATTGCCACTGAAGATTATGTTCCCGATGGTAAGTATGAGATTTATCATTCTGCCAATAAACCCAAACGCACCAATGTTCTTCCTGATACTGGAGATGTGTTAAAGTTTGTCGTTCCATTCTCTTCCACATATAAGTCTCGGTTTATTACCAATGGATATGTTGGTATGCTTAATGTATGGTGTCCTATTCCTAATAAAGAAGAGGGTGAACGACTTAGTAAGATCTTTGACATCCCTTTAATCCAGATGTATGTTGAATCTTATAAAAAAACCGTTGGATTTACTGCTGCCATTAAGAATGGAGAAGTTCCTGAGATCACAGATTACAATAATCTGCCCGAGCAGTTTGGTCTTATTGAAGAAGAAGTTGATTATCTGAAGCGTATTAATGTCCTCTAAAAATAAACACAATAAACTTCATGGGTCTAAATTAGATAGATCTGACGAACGGATTAAGCAGACTCAGGAGGTTTTTACTCCTCCTGAGTTGATTGATAAAATGATTGCTGAGATACCAGAAGAAGTTCTTAGGAATCCAAATTCTACTTTTATTGATAACTGTGCTGGAGATGGCAACTTCTTAATTCAACTACTTAAAGCTCTTAGGAAGTATCATTCAGAGCAACATATTGTCGATAATATGTTATATGCTGTGGAGTTGATGGAAGACAATCATAAAGAGTTATGTCGTAGACTTGATGTTCCAACAGATCACCCGCATTATGTGTGCTATAATGCCCTTGAGTATCATTATCGATTTGATGGTACGATGGGTCCAATCACCATTGACCAATTCTTTAACTGACCACTCATCAGAGGTTGGTCAGTAATTTTTGCTGTATAATATTCTCATCGTTATGACACCCATGCAACTCCGTTCTCACCAGTCCGAAGCACTTGCCATTATGGAGCGTATCCTCAAGGGGATGATCGTGATCCCCACTGGCGGGGGTAAGTCCCTGGTGGCGATCATGGATGCTGTTCGTCAGTTCATGTCTGGCGATAAGACTATCGTGGTCGTTGCACCTAGGTTGATGCTCGCTCGTCAGTTGTCTGCCGAGTTTGCTGAGCATATTACTAATGCATCGATTATGCATGTTCACTCCAACGCCGATCTTCCTTACTTTACAACGACTAAACCAAATCAAATCTTCTCCTGGTGCTATCACACTCAAGGTAATAAGTTGATCTTCACTACCTATCAGTCTTTGCATCGCATTCAGGAAGCAAACATTGCTGTAGATACGATTTACTATGATGAAGCGCACAATTCAGTTAAAAAAAGCTTTTATCCTTCCGTCAAGTATTTCTCTTCTGCTGCTAACCGCAGTTATTTCTTCACTGCTACTCCTAAGTATTCTGCCACTGCTTCCAAACCTGGAATGAACGACACTGATGTGTATGGTAGCATTATCTACAATGTTCCTGCTCCACGCCTTGTCAGCAACGGTTCTATTCTCCCCCCTAAGATCAACGCCATCAACGTTGGCAGCGTTCGTCTGAAGGGCGAGGAAGCAGCAGAGAGGGACTGTATGACTCTGTTGGACACTATTTACAATGAAGACCACATGGAGAAGGTTCTGATTGCTGCTCCTAACACCAAGGTGATGATCCGTATGCTTGCCGAGACTGACTTCATGAAGGAAGTTCAGTCCATGGGATATGATCTCCTTTGGATCACCAGCAAGCATGGTGCATTCTTGAATGATCAGAAGATTACTCGTGAGCACTTCTTCCAACTCATCAAAGAGTTTGGTGCTGACCCTGGCAAAAAGTTTATTATTCTACACTATTCTATTCTGAGTGAAGGTATCTCTGTCCCTGGTTTGACTTCTCTGGTGCTTATGCGTCAGATGAACGTCATTGAGATGTGTCAGTCTGTTGGTCGTGTTATTCGTCTTCATCTTGATGACGTAAAGCGTATTCAACAAGGCACTCTTACTCCTGGTAAACTCCAGGATTACACTAAGTCCTTTGGTCTTGTTCATGTTCCTGTTTACAGCAACGTAGGTATTGCCACGGTCAAGCGTCTACAAAACGTTGTGGACACCGTGTTTGTTGAAGGTCAACCTGCTATTGCTACTATTAAACGATGAAAGAAGGATTTATTACTGACGATGGATACGCTGCCGTTCCATTTGGCAATCAACTGATGATCATTTACAATGGGCAGCAATTGGACGTTTGTAGAACTGTTCAATCTGCACACAATTATATTAAAAAACATCGAACACAACCTCAATCTGGAACGGTATTTGTAAAATGAAAACAAAATTTATTTGCTTGTCTCCAATCAGTAAGGAAGCAAAATCCCAGTTTACTCTTGATATGCTAAAGTTTCATTCTTGTAGGGTTAAAAATGAAGATGATGACCGCTACTATGTCGAATCTTTGAATAAAACGTGCTATTTTTGGGTAAATAAAGTATCTGATCCAAACTGGAGGATTGAAAAATGAAAATGGAACCAATCTCAGACCCAACTGCTCTAGTTAAAATTACAGTTGACAAAGAAGGACTCAAGACGATGATTCAAGCTGCTATCTGTGCGATCAGATATGCTGAAGATTGGAACTTTGGGGATGAATATGATATGGCAGTAACTCCATATCATGATATGAGAGATCGTCTAATTGAAAAATATAAAGAGGTTTATGCTGATGAAAACTTCACACTTTGATGAAGATGAATGAATTTTTAGTGGAAGATGAGGTAAGTAATTACTTTAATATTCTACTTGAGTTTGTTTGTAATTATCCAAAAGTGTTTAAGGATGAAAGGCAAAGTTCTTTAAGTGGAAATTGTTTTTATACTTTAAATCTTTTGAATTATATTGATTCTGAAATCTTTTATAACTATATTGATAAACTTCGTTTGTTATGTGAGGATTTTTTAAATAGACAATTAAAGTATTTTTATGTTCATATGATTAATTATGAAAATGGTGGTAGAATGAACGTGCATAAACATGACCACAATGAAGATTATAGTTTTATACTTTACTTGAATTCTTGTAATGATGGAGAAACTATCCTTCATACAACTGAAGGTGAATATAAAGTTACTCCTGAAAAAAATAAAGTATTACTATTTCCTTCAAACATACCACATTCAGCAGCATACTCTAAATATAAAAGAGTTCTTGTTGGTGGATTAAGAATTAACTAAAAATATGGAAAAACAACAAAAAAGACGCGATGCATTTAATCTTTTTTATGAAAGCGTCTTAAAACCAGATCATGAGTTGCGTGAAGTTGCTCATGAGCAACAGTGTTATCATGAATTACTGGAGTGGAGGCAAGAAATACTTACATATTTGGATAAACGAAGAATAGAAGAATTTAATTGATATGTTAAAAGTACCTCACGAGATACAATTACATGTTACTCACTCTTGCAATTTAACTTGTGAGGGATGCACTCATTATATGAATCAAGGGCACTCTGGTTCTGTGTCTCTTGAACAAGCATCTGAATGGATGGAGAAATGGGGCAAAAGAATCATTCCTCAAAGATTTACTTTGATGGGAGGAGAACCTGCTTTACATCCAGACTTAACCAAATTTGTGTATTTGGCAAGGGAGAAATGGCCAAATTCATATCTTGATTTAATTTCTAATGGATTTTATTTACATAAACATCCAGATCTTTGGGAGGCATTAAAAAAAACAAGAACAACTTTGGGTGTATCCGTTCATTCTGATGGTGATCCAGAATATAGGAAAAAGTTTGAACCAGTTTACAACTTGATGAAGGAATGGATTGCAAAGGGCGCACCTGTTGAGATGCGTCCATCCATTATTCACTGGATTCGTCAATATAAAGGATTTGGTGATAAGATGGAACCCTTTGAAGATAATAATCCAAAATTGAGTTGGAAGTATTGTGTATCAAAGTTGTGTGTTCAACTACATGAAGGAAAACTTTGGAAGTGTCCTGCCCTGGCATATCTTCCAATGCAGGCAAGTAAATACAACTTATCTGAAAAGTGGGATCCATATCTTAAATATGTGCCATTAGATTATGATTGCACGGATGAAGAACTAAAAGACTTTTTTACTCGCAAAGAAGAATCTTTCTGCTCCATGTGTCCTGCAAAAGAGGAGTATTTTATTCCTAAGAATCCACTCCTACCAGTAAGTTATTGGAAAAAATTATATGACACTTGATATTGGTCCAGTTTACCCAGAAGATCCTAGAAATGTAGAGTACTTTGATTTCTGTGGTAATAAAATCTATAGAGCTTACAATCTTCTGAGTATATATGATATGAGAAATCTCTTAGAAGAGATTGATAATGAATTGGAAGTTTGTGAGGATAAATGGGATTTATCTGTTGAGGCAACTAATAAATTGTCTCAACGTAAGTTGTGGTATAAGAAAAGTTGGACAAACTTTTTTAAATTAGTTAAAAAACATCTTTATAATTACTCAGAAATTACTAATGACCCAAAAGTAAAAGAGTATAAGGTACAATCATATTGGGCAAAACGTATGAGAGGAACGACAGATGAAAATTATGGCAATGAACTTTATATAAACTATGGAAACAGTCATAGTCATGATAATTTTGATCTTGGTATGATTTATTATCTCAAAAATCCATCCAGAATATATGGGACTTTGATTGAAAATGAAGATAGAGAAATCATTATCCCAGGAGATGAGAATTCTTTATTGATTCATCATTCTCATATTAACCATCAACCAGTTATGCCACCACCAGTTGTGGCAAAAGAATATTATAGGTGTGTAATAGTGGTTGATTTTATGCATCCATCAAAGGTAGATTACTATGAAGGCAAAAGATAGAATTAAATACGCAACCATAACTCAAAAGATTAATAAAAAACAAATATCAGAGTTAACAGAAGAAGAGTATAACTGGTTGAAGTATCACCCAGATTTAATTCCTGAAATTAGAAGACATAAACAAAAAACTGACATTATGAATTGTACTGTTGGTAATAAGAATACCATTGAAGAAATTTTGTTTGATCTGGACTTGTCAGACAGGATGTATCGGTGATATATGGAATATTCATTTCCCATAATTTATAATATCTCTCAAATACTTAAAGAACTTAAAAAAGAAGACTATAATATTATTAATCATGATCAATTTTGTGTGGTTAATTCAAACAGTAATGAATCATTTTTATTGAGAGAAATACGAGGGTTGGTATTTGGTCTTGATGGAAAAATCATCGCTAGACCATATCATCAAGCATTTTCTTTAGATCAAAGCGAAGAGACTAATTTTGATAAAATCGTAAAAAAACTTAAGAACCTCAACGTATTTTTGGAAAAGCTTGATGGGACAATGATCTACCCAGTTCCAACAGGATATGGATATAGGCTTACAACAAGGTATGGCATTAACCCAGTATCTTTTAATGCAGAGGTTTTTATATCAAGTAAAACATATTATAATGAATTTATTAAAATATGTTTGGCAAAAAATTGTACTCCTATTTTTGAATGGTGTTCCCCAAGAGATAAAATTGTGGTAGAATATCCAGAAGAAAACTTAGTTTTAACTGGACTGCGTAATATCAAAACGGGAGTATATTGTAAATATATGTTCCTTCGTAAACTTGCAGTTAATTTAAAAATTCCTGTGGTAAATAAAATGTGTGTCAACTACTACGATATTGCTCAATATATTGATGATATAAAGAACGAACCTGAGAAAGAAGGAGTAGTTGTTAAGTTTGATAGTGGACACATGTTCTATATTAAATCAGAAGAATACTTACGCAAAAAAAGTTAACTTCTATGGAACATTTAAAAATAAGACCAAACCAAACCATCCTTGTTCTCAACTCAAGCTATGAACCAATTAATTTTACTAATTGGAAAAGAGCAGTGGTTTTGGTTTTAAAAGAAAAGGTCCAGGTAATATCTGAAAGAGTTATTAGACTGCTAAATTACATCAAAGTTCCAGTCAATTATGCTGCAAGATGTAAACCCTCTAGATCAATGATTTATAAGAGAGACCGCAACACATGTCAATATTGTGAATCCACAACCAGATTAACTATAGATCATATTCTCCCTCGTAGTAGGGGTGGGGAAGACTCTTGGGAAAACCTAGTGGTTGCATGTTCTTCTTGTAATACTAAAAAAGGAAATAACCTATTAGAACATACCAATATGAGATTGATTCGTCAACCAAGATCTCCTTGGAATAAAGTTGCTTTTGATCTTGCTAATTGTAATGTCCCCGAATGGAGGGAGTATTCGTATGAATAAACTTCGTAATCCTTGTGCAATTTTTGATTTGGATGGAACACTATGTAATGTAAAACACAGACAACAATTTATTGCAACTCATCCAAGAAATTGGGATGCTTGGAATGCTGGTATTCTACAAGACAGCATAAATGTTCCTGTAGGTATAGTTTTTAAGTCTTTAAAGACTACGTATTCTAAGTTAAAGTTGATTATCCTCACTGGAAGAACAGATAACTATAAGGATGAAACTGAGTTATGGTTGAACAAAAATGCAATAGAATATGATGAATTGTATATGCGAAAAAAGGATGATCGTAGAGATGATTCTGTTGTAAAGGGGGAACTTGTGGATCTTTTGGAAAAGAAGTATAATATACTATGTGTTTTTGAAGACCGTAAAAGAGTTGTTGATATGTGGGTGAAACGAGGTATATGGGTATTCGATTGTGGTCAAACAAGAGGAGATTTTTAGATGTTCTTTCGTAAATTAAATAAACAGTTTTTTATAACCAATTACAATAAAACTGGTAGAAAAATAGAGTATGGAATGGACACTCCATATGGATTCGCTGGTATTAAATACTCATACATTAGATCAGAAAATGAAACTGATTTACTTCAAGTAATACCAGAATCTTACAGAGATAATTGCACACTATCTTTGATGGAATTAAATTATAAGATTCCTCCTCATACTGATAGTAACATTGAGGCAATCATCAACTTTTATATTAAAACTGACAGATGTGTAACGCAGTTTTATTATCCAAAAGAAGATGCATCTATCACTAAAATTGCAAATCAAACAGATGGTGCAATCTTCCATGAAGGACATCTGAAAAAATCTGTAAGATTTATGGCACACCCTGGAGATGCATATCTCCTTGATGTATCTAAACCACATTCGGTCTATCCTATGGAAGCAGGACTCCCTGATCGTAAAGCAATTTGTTTACAAATTCTTTATAAGTCTTTTGATGAAGCAGTAGAGATGTTAAAAGAGACGGGATACATTGATGAATGAATCAGTTTGATACTAAACAGATAGAATTGCATGTCACACATGCATGTAATTTTTCATGTGAGGGGTGTTCTCATTATTCCAATCATGGACATTCTGGCACACTAGCATTAGAAACTGCAAAAGATTGGCTATATATTTGGGGTCAAAGAGTCAGACCCAAAACATTTGTTATACTTGGTGGAGAACCAACTCTTAATAAAGAATTGGTCGATCTTGTATATTTGGTGAGGATGATTTATCCTGATCCATATACTCAAATTGATTTAGTTTCAAATGCTAGTTTTTTGCACTTACATCCTAAGTTACCAAAGGCTTTGATTGCGACTCAAACTAACCTTGCAATATCAATTCATAGTACAACACATAAAGATTACGTAAAAAAGTTTAAGACTGGATATAATCTTGCTAAACAGTGGAAGCATAATCTTGGAGTTCATGTTGAATTCTGGGATTACACAAATGAACATTGGACTCCACAATATAAGGGATTTGGTTCACATATAACTCCTTACGAAGATAATAATCCTCGTAAAAGTTGGGAAAACTGTATATCCAAACATGCTATTCAATTGCATGAAAATAAACTTTGGAAGTGTCCAGCGTTGGCATATTTACCAATGCAATCTAAAAAATATAATCTTAGTGCTAAATGGAAACCATATTTAAAATATACTCCATTAGATGTAAATTGCACAGATAAACAATTAGAAGAATTTTTAGGTAGAGAAGACGAATCATATTGTTCAATGTGCCCTTCAAACAAGGTTAAAAATTTTGTAAAAGAAGATCCAACACTACCAGTAAGTTATTGGGAGAAAAAGTATGATAACATGGGGAATATCATCTAATAGTCATAATGCTGCTATGTCAGTATTTGTAAAAGACGAATTGGTATTCGCCAGTGAGAGTGAACGATTTAGTAAAATTAAAAATGATCCATACATATCAGACTCATTGTTAAATTATGCTTTGAGATATGGAAAACCAGAATTAATCTGCTGGTATGAGAATCCTCTAAAAAAGAGGATGAGGCAAATTTATGCTGGTCAAGGACCATTTGTTAATAATTTTGAGAGATATTACGAGTGTGAACATAAATTTTTTAACCATCATTATACTCATGCTTGTGGTGGTTATTTTACTAGTAAATTTAAACATGCTGCTGTTCTTGTTATTGATGCTATTGGTGAATTTCAAACACTTACAATTTGGGAAGCATCTGGTAAAGACTTAAAGTTAAAATATGAATTAAAATATCCAAATAGTATTGGTTTATTATATTCTGCAATGACTCAGCGATGTGGATTAAAACCTAATGAAGAAGAATATATCTTAATGGCATTATCTGCTTTAGGTGATAAGAGCAAGTTAAAAGATGCTATCTTTGAGGATTTTATTACTGAAGATTTTACTACAAAAGTAAATTTACATCGTGGATGTAAGAATTGGAGACCAGAAGAATCTAAAGAAGATATTGCAGCTGCTACTCAAGAAGTATATGAAATACTTTTTAATAATGCATTGAGATTGACTAAAAAATTAGTTCATACTAATAATCTTGTATTGATGGGTGGATGTGCTTTAAATTGTGTTGCTAATCGACATGCATATAACCACTTTAAGAACGTGTGGATAATGCCAGCACCTGGAGATAGTGGTTCTGCGATTGGTGCAGTGTTAGCACATAAAAAGAAACATATCAAATTTACTCCATATCTTGGATATTATTTGCCACATAAGCATACAAATATTCAAATAGTAAATTATTTGTATGAACATAAAGTTTGTGGTCTTGCGCGAGGTCGAGCAGAATTTGGACCAAGGGCATTGGGAGCAAGAAGTCTTATTGCAGATCCAACGGATCCAAATATAAAAGATAAGGTTAATAAGATAAAAAATAGAGAATCTTATAGACCATTCTCTCCAGTTGTTCCAATAGAGTTTGCAAATACTTATTTTGATATGCATCATGATTTAGTGGAGAGTCCATTTATGCAACATGCTGTTAGATGTAAGTATCCAGAAAAGTTTCCTGGGATCGTGCATGTTGATGGGACAAGTCGATTGCAGACTGTTAAAAAAAGTGATGCTCCTAGACTTTATAATCTTTTATATCAGTGGAAGGAAAAAACTGGACATCCTATGCTATTGAATACTAGTTTAAATATTAAAGGACAACCAATACTAAATGATGAAATAGATTGTGATACGTGGTCTAGACTTTATAATATTCAAATATTCTCATGACATTTTTAAAATTATTTGAAAGATTTGAACAAAAATTATTGCTTCCAAGTCAAGAATTAATCACTGGTCAACATGAGTGGTTTGATCAAGATACTGAAGAACTTTATAGAACGAATCTAAAAGATCAACCCAAAGACTGGTATTATAGATTTAATAAAGTTGAATATAATTTAAATAGAGCTGGATATAGAACTAAAGATTTTAATCAAATAACTTGGTCAAAATCTATTGTAATATTTGGGTGCTCTCATGTATTTGGTGTAGGAACTTCTGAGGAAGACACAATATCTGGACAACTAGAACGTATGATTGATTGTCCAGTGATTAATTTGGGATCTACGGGGTCTTCTTCTTTGTTTACATTACATAACTCTATGTTGTTAAATGAATCATATCCAACACCAAAGGCAGTTATTAGTATTTGGACTTCACCATATAGAGTCCCCTATTATACTGAGGATCGAGTGATGCATTGTGGAAATTGGAATTATGATAGGTTTAAACTTGGTTACTACTGGAATGTTGATAAGAACAATGCAATTACACATTTAAAGTTAAATGTAATGACATTCCGAGAATTTTGGAAAAGTAAAACTAATTATTTTGATCTTAGTTTATTTTATGACACCGCTAAAATATTAGGTTGTGATTATGTTAATCAAATTGATTCTGCCCGTGATTTGAGGAAACAAAAATCAGGGTTTTATCTATCTCATCAAGGTAAATTGACCAATAAAATCATAGCAGAAAGAATATTACATGCATTATAATTGCATCTTGACCAATAATGTGCTATCATACTGACAGATGCTATAGAGGACATGGCAAACCGCACATTTTCTGACAAAAATTCAAATGATTGGAGTTGGGAAGAGACTCCAGAAACAATTGAAGCATTAAAGCAACTTCATAATACTGTAACTCAGGTAAATGAGAATAAAGTTCTGAAACCAAAGCCTGTAAAGAAATGACAGAAGATAAGAAGTTGATTGATGATTGCTTTTACGTTGACTTAAAAAAATATGGACTCTGGTATTCAACAAACAAAGAAGGTAACGGACTTATCACGGCTCTCACTGAAGAGTCGTGTATCGAAGCGACCCGTTTTTATCTTAAAGGACGGCAGGAAGGTTGGCCTAAAACCAAAACCTATGAAGGTAATGTAGGTGGAAAATTCTAAAGAATATCCATATCATGAATTAGACCCAACAACTCCTTGGTATGAGTGGTTGATGTATTGTGAGATATGTCATCAGTTAAACGTTGTTGGGCAACCATCTTTAGGTAGATTCGCTGCATATAGGCGTTATTTAAAATCGGTAGGTGTTTTATGATGATTAAAAAATTTGTTGACTGGTTTTTTGCATCAAACCAAGAGAAAAAGGTGATTGTAGATTGTGCTGACAACTTTGTTGGAAGTAAATTTAATCTGCTTGATTTGATTCAATCTTTGGAAACAAGATTGGAAAGACTTGAAAGGGAGAACATAGAGACAACAAATGCACTCTATGAGATGGAGAACAGACTTCAAGCACAAATCGATGCCCATTGCCCACCAATATATAATATGAATGATTATTCTTTGGGAGACAAGTAATGTACGAACTTGATGATTTTGAAAAAGCATTGGCACATTTTGGGACAAGAGTAGATATTATTTGTGCTCTTGAAATGGGTGGAAAGATTGATTCACAATCTGCATATAAAGAAATTAAGGCAGAATTAAAAGAACTTAAAAGAGCAAAAAAGCAATACGGTAAAGAATAGTGAAGGTTAATCCCAATATCATAAGATCTATCAATTCTTCTGATTTTATTCCTCTTCCAAACATAACAGTTCAAAATTTTGAACAACTCAAATGGAAAGGTGATGATATATCTGGATCTTGGGATTTTTTTGGATCAGATGATTATAATAATTATCAAAATAATTTAAAAATACAAACCCCAAACTGGTATTATAGGCATAATCATATAAAATATACTCTTAATTCACATGGGTATAGATCAAAAGAATTCAAAGATATTAATTGGAAAGATTCTATAGTTATTTTTGGTTGCTCGTATATCTTTGGGACTGGTGTGGATGATTCACATACAATACCTGCATTCTTAGAAAAACTTTGTAAAACATCTGTAATTAATTTGGGAATGGGTGGGTCATCCATACAATTTGCCTTACATAATTCTTTAATGCTTTATAAAAAGTATGGTTCTCCAAAATGTGTCATTTATGGGATGCCAGGTATTACAAGATATTTGATGTATCAAAGAAATCATGTAGAATTAAAACTTGATTGTGATAATACTAAACTTGTAGATCATTTGGTTCCTTTTAATCTTGTAAATGTTGAGTTAATTAGGAATTTATGGGAAAATAGGAGTCAATATTATGAATTTTCATTATTTCCAACAACATCAAAAATATTAGGATGTGATTTGTTTCATCCTATCCCCGATGATTATGCCAGGGACATGAGTCATCCTGGTATTGAATCCAACAAATTAATCGCACAAAAGATTTACAACACCTTCAGTTTATGATTAAATATGTTAAGAAGATATTCAATACATTTTTAGAATATCTTGAGAATCAAAAAAGTAAAAGATTGGCCAAGCAATTAAGTAAAGAAGATCCTTTTATTTACAAGTAATCATGACAAAAATTTATGAGTCTCCTGATAAAGGAGAGACTATTAGAGAAAGAGAATTTAATCAGGTATCTGAACCTAAAAAGACTTGGACTTTGGAAGTTGAGAAGGTTCATGAAGAATATTTTATTAGTCTCCCAGATGATCTGCTTGATGCTGCTAACTTAAAGGAGGGTGACAATGTAGAATGGGTTGACAATGGAGATGGTTCATTTATTATGAAAAAACTTCCTCCAATGACTTATGATGATATGATTGCTGAAGGTTGGACAATGACTGCAGATGGATTTTGGATAAAGGATAAATAAGTAAATAAAAGAAATATTATTGTAAGATGGCAGCAACATTAACCGCTACTGGTTTAACCTTTGATGACGGAACTTCATTAAATTCAAAGTATGGAGTTTTGGCACAAGGAACAGTATCGGTATTTTTTCAATCCTCAGCACCAACTGGATGGACAAAAGTTACCACTCATAATGATAAAGCACTGAGAGTTGTGTCTGGAACTGGTGGTGATTTTGGATTTGGTGGAGTATCTGGTGCTGGTGGATTGTCATTTAGCACAGTATTTCCAAGTAGCACTTCTCCAGTTAGTGTTAGTTTTAGTGCCGCAGTTCCTGTAAGTGGAACTGTTGGAGATACAACATTAACAACTTCACAAATACCGAATCATACTCATAACTCTCTTACTGGAGGAAGTGCATCTGCTGCTAGTGGGGGGTCTAGTTTTTTGGTAAGTGGAACAAATAATACTGGTGGAGTTGTATCTGCTGGGGGAATTGGAGGATCACATAATCACCCATTCAGTGGTAATATAAATTTTACTGCAACTGGTAGTGGAACAATTGACCTGAGATTACAGTACATCGACGTTATTCTCTGCTCTTTTAATTAATATGGCAAGACTAACTTCTACTGGCATTTTATTTGATATTGCAGATACTACAAATTCTATTAATAGTTTTTATTGGTTGTATCCTGCTGGAACTGTAAAGGTTTTTTATCAAGCAGCAGCACCAACGGGATGGACTAGACTTTCTACTCAGAATAATAAAGCATTGCGTGTTGTTTCTGGAACAGGTGGTGGATCTGGAGGAACAACAAATTTTACAACAGTGTTGTCATCAGCAGTTGGTAATTTATCTGTAAGTATCAATAATACAATTCCAGTTGGATTAGCACCTAGCACTACACAAAATGTTGGTAATACGACGTTGGCATTGTCTCAATTACCAGATCACGTTCATGTGGGATTAACTGGAGGTACAGGAGGTTCTGGTGCTACTCCTTTTAGTTTTGCTGGAAGTAGACTTATATTTGGTGGTGTTCCTACAAGTGGAATGATACAAAGCACTGGTGGTGGTTCTCATACTCACCCATTTAGTGGATCTGTAACCATAAATGAGATAAGAAATTATGGATTGAATTTATCAGTGCAATACATAGACACTATCATTTGCTCATTAAACTAAATATGTTATAATACAATTAATATTCTGATGTAATCATGGCTCAAATCAAACCTGGAAACTTTTGTCCTCTTATTCAATCCGATTGTAAAGGTCTTGAATGCTCTTGGTATGCCCAAATTAGAGGAACTAATCCAAATACAGGTGAACCAGTGGATGAATGGGCATGTGCTATTAATTGGTTACCAATGTTAATGATTGAAAATTCTCAACAACAACGTTCGACTGGTGCAGCGGTAGAATCGTTTAGAAATGAGATGGTAAAAGCAAATGAAAGTAATATTAATGTTTTGTCCGCTGCTGCTCAAATGCTGCAACATGCAAGAGAGAATAAAGTTCTAACTGCTAACGTTCAAGAGGTAACAGAAGAATGAAAAAATTTACATTAATTGAACAGGATCGATACATTGGTATTGATGATATTGGTATTTTCTTCGATGAAGATAAATGGTCTTTTGTAGACATAGAGCATATTTGGGCAATTCAGTGGCGTGCTGATGGAACTGAAAATGGCAATGGGTGGGTTGAATATGATTCTCCAGTCCCAAATACTCCTTGTACTCTTGCAGACCTAAAGCAGTATGTTGACCATTTTGATGCTGAATATGAGCGTCAAATGCTTATAAAGAGAGAGAAAGAAGAAGAAGATAGTAAAAAAAATCTCTCATGGCAAGATGCCATGAAGGAATTAGAAGAGCAAATGGAAGAGATGCAAAAGCGTCATGAGCAAAATATTGAGATTATGGGGGAAGATCATGATCATCAAATTGAAAAAGTTCATGAACGTATGGAAGAGATGCAAAAGCGTCATGAGCAAAATATTGGGATTATGGGGAAAGATCATGATCATCAAATTGAAAAAGTTCATGAACGTGTAGCAGAAACACACGAAAATCTATTTTATTCTTTAGACACCTTACAAGATAACATTGAAGAGAGTAAAACTGCATTCCAATCCGAACGTGGATATGATAATATCACCATTTTTGATGGCAGTGTAGACCCATCTCTATTTGATGATTCTGTTGATGAGTCATTCTTCGATGATAACAATACAGAATCTTTGTTAGATGGATATGATATGCAACAATTGAACAATAAACTCTTGGATGATACTATCAAAGACTTTTCTAACATTGATTTAAGTGTATTGGATAGTGAGTTTAATCTTGAACTATTGTTTGAGGAAGACCCAACTGAGCAAGTTGTAAGTGAGATTGAAGAATTGATTGAAGAAGTTGAAAATGAAGAGGATTCCACCACTAAATGATTTCTAAATTATTTGAAGACAACTATCTAGTTGTTCCTAATTTTATATCATCCCACAAAGCAAAGCAATTAGCAGAAGATTTTAAACAATATGCAGATACTTATGATCTAAAAGAAGATCCTCAAGTATCTGATTGTAAAAGTAAGTATGATTACATTTCTTTTGTTGAATTGCTATGTGAAAAAACAACTACAGTATCTCAGTTAATTGGAGAGACTGTAGTTCCAACATATTCTTATGCAAGAATCTATCAACAAGGTAATGAATTAAAACCTCATGTTGATAAGTGCCAGTGTGAGATATCTTTAACTGTTAATTTAGATTGTGATGAACCATGGGCAATATGGATTGAAACTCCTAAAAAGATAAAAAAAGAGGTAGTTTTAAATCCAGGTGATGCAATGCTTTATTTGGGCATGGAGGGTCTTCATTGGAGAGAACCATTCAAAGGAAAATATTGTAATCAGGTGTTCTTACATTATGTAAGAAGTCGTGGACCTTATTTTGCTAGTTACTTTGATAAAAACCACAGAATAACCAATGATACTATTAAACCAGTTGAGAATAAAGTTACTGTGTCTAAAAGTTTGAATAGCGTTGCAAGTTATATTAAAATCTATGATGATATTCTTACAAAAGAAGAATGTGACTTCATCATAGAAGAATATAAGAATGCAGTGGAGTGGAGAACATCAGAAATTGGTGTGAGTGGTAATCAAAATACCTCAGTCAGAAATTGTGATATTATTAATATATCTCTGGGTCATGTAATTGATGCCAATCAAGATATTAGAAAGAGAATAGATGATATTCTTTTTAATAAATCTGCACTTGCTGCAAAAAAGTATATTGCAGACTTTCCTGATTGTTTTTTACAGTCTGATAGTGGATATGACCTTTTAAGATATCAAGAGGGTGGGTATTATATTCAGCACACTGATAACTTTAAGACACAACCTAGAACGGTGTCTATGTCATTTAATTTGAATGATGATTATATTGGTGGTGAGTTTGCATTCTTTGATAGAGAGATGCAAATTAGAACAAGACCAGGTTCTGTTGTTGTATTCCCATCCAACTTCATGTATCCTCATGAGGTTATGCCTGTTATTAAAGGAACACGATACTCAATTGTCACCTGGTTCACTTGACAACGATTGCACTTGCTGGTATATTATCAATAGTTGTTATTTTATTTGATGGCACTGTCTCAATCTGTTGAAACAAGTCTGAAGGAAGCAGAATCTTCTCTTCGTAACGCCCTGTCCTATGCTGCTCGTCAAGAACGTTCTGTGGTTTGTAATGCAATCTCAAAGTTGATTGTTGACATTGACCACATTATGAGCTTTGATGGTCTTCTGGATAAACTGGAAAAGAGAATGGAGGGGGATAAAGGAACTTGGGGTCCGTTTGGTTCGTAAAGTTTTGTTACAATACTCTAAAAACAATATTAAGGATTACAACTTTATGATTAAATAATGTTAGAATATGCTGACAATTTACGGGAGCGATCTAGCATGACAATTTCCACCAATTCAAACAGCAAACTCACTGAAGATGAATGGCAGGAGATGATCGCTCTTAGGAATGCAATTAACACCAATCCAGCAACAGTTCACCCAGAAAAAATGGAGCAGTTTACTGAGTATCTTGTTCGTAGTATGAGGGAGATGGGAGCATAAGATTATAGATAATATATCTTATCTCAGCTAAAATGGATTCTGATTTACTTGAATTATACAACAAAGGTGTAAAAACAAAGGAAGATATAGAGTCGGATTATAAGAGCAGACTGGAAGAAAAAGAACGTGTTAAAAGCACGATTCTCCTTAAAACTGGTCTGCTTTGTCTTAGATTAACTGAAGACTATTTTAGAGAGACTCGTTATATTTTAAGTAGAAGAGAGTTGGAAGAGGGTGAAACAGTAGAGATTAAGTATAAAAGAAGAGAACTTGATAATAACTTGGATATTGGTTCTTTTGTTATAGATGATGACAATAGAAAATATTATCGAATCTTACAATTAACTGATACTGATACTCCAAAAACACATTGTTTTGTTGACATGAAGACTGGTATTGTGTATAAAGCACGTAACTCTACATCTGCAAATAAAAAACTGGCATGGGATATTGATGAATGCATTAGGGTAGCAGATTGGAGAGGATATTACTTAAATGAGGATCCAAAAATAGGAGAATAATCATGGGAATGTTTGACACAGTTAAAAGTTCTTACGATCTTGGTCCAGGTTATCAAAAGGAATTACAAACAAAAGATCTAGATTGTGTAATGCATCATTACTGGATTGATCCAGTTGGTAGATTGTTTTTGATTGATGATTCTCATATTGCCGACTTTGTACAAATAAATGAGGGTGATGATGAATATGATCCTAAAAGATTATATTTAAATTATAAATGGGTTCCAAATGGTATTCATGGTAAAGTGAGACCAGTTTATCATTATGGTGTTGTGGAGGTTTATCCTGCTATGTGGGATTCCAAATATTCACCTTGGCCTAGTTGTCAATTATATTTTAGATATGGTATGATTGAGAAGGTAGTTCAAGAAACAGAACGATTTCAACTAGCAAGAGGTTATTGAATGTTCACCAATAGAGTACTGGGAACAGATAATAAGAGACTCACCCTGAATTGGTGGGAGTATTGGATTGGTCATTGTTGGATGTCTGGTTGGCAATCTATTCATGGAGCCTTCCGTATCTGGCGTGATCTCATGACCGACAATTATAAGGATTATGCCTTGTTGGAA